GATTACATCGAGATGTTTTACAACCCAAAACGACGCCACAGTTTCAACAATCAGCTGTCACCGGTAGAGTTTGAAAAGCGTTACGCAGCGAGCCTGGAGAGTGTCTAGGAAACCCGGGGCGATTCAGGATCGACTCGTTAGCCAACCATCTCTCTCCGAGAAGCATAGACTTCATAAACTAGTTCCTCGGCAAGCTTATGAACGCTTGAGCTGTCTGCAAGTTTGGCCAAGTCGATGCCAGTCGTACAAAACAACGAGCCATGCTCGGGTTGCCTGACGAAAACGGTCGCTGTCCATCCATTGATCAAAACGCAATCTACGAGGTGTCCTGGAAGGCTTTGCTCAAGGCTTTCAGTAAGGGCGATTTTCTTCCAGCTGTGCATTATTAGGTACTGACTTAGAGGGGTGGAAGGTTGGCATGTGGCTGCTAATGTAATAAGCGTGAAAGATGTGAAAAGTGTGGTCCACGACAAGCCGACCACTATCTTTCCATCACCACATGCCACCTTTTTAAATCAGGGCTGGACCTTACCACTAGTTGCGTGCGGCCACCATACGCGGGGAGGAGGTCTTAGGTCGAAGAGGTAGGGGCTTCAATTTGATCCCAGTGCCTTAAGTCGTGCCAGGCCCTGCTTGATATAACCAGCGTTCTCACCGATTGTCTCAAGTGAGCCGCGTACATTTTCGTCCGCTTGCGTACCGCCCTGTTCTGCGACCCAAAGAGAAAGCTCCATGATGGCAGCCTCAAGGGCGAGTTGGTTTTCGTATATCCGCTCAAGGATATCTGGGAGGGAGTGGGGCGTAGGCATGGGGCTGACTCCAGAGGAAATGCCTGCAGCGTAGCAGGAGGCCAGATACAAGAAGCCCGGCGCTGGGCCGGGCTTGGCGCATCTCAATTAAACCTGAGGCCTTTCGATAACAAGCCTAGCCTGGAGTACGTCCAGTAGGTCGAATGATGTGATGTAGTTAACATCAAAATGCTTGCAAATATTTGGAATTTTAATTTTTTTGCTATTGTCTGGGGCTAAAACCTCATGAGTCACAATGGTTTTACCGGTCGTGGCTGCTTTTGCAATTAACCAAGGATCTGCACCACCTAAAAAACGAATTTTTTCAGGGTCCGTAGGGAGTTTCATATTCATTACATGCTCGGCAATTCGCCCGAAAAACTCCTGAGTATCTTTGTCGTCAATTGTATCGAACTGCGCGTGACGAATCTTTACCCAATCCGATAGTTCATCACCATAGTCGGACAATTCCTTGTATACCATGGTTATGCTCGATAGTTGTCCTAATTGAAAGGTCGTATCGAGCCAATCCCAAAAGCCAGGACAGAAATTCATTCGATAGTGAGCGTTTTTGGCTTGTATATAAGAGTTTGCATCTAGCAGGTAGCTCAAAATCCAAGTTCCTTCTTAGAATATTCAGAAATCTTGTGTGGCTTTATTCCTATCAGCCTAGAGGCATCCCTGAATAGCATGCGACCACTCAATGCCTCACTTGCCACGGCTTTGGCAAGCGCCTTACTGATTCGTGCAGTCTGTAGTCGCGAGTAGGGCGGAGCTCCATCTTTATTTCTGGCTTTATGCGCTGCTATTTTGCCACCAATGAAATTACTGTAATCAGCTTGGTTGATGAACCCCAGCGTCAATGCGCGCCTAGCAATCACCCACTCACTGACATGGAATGTCCGTGTGATGAAAGGGAGGTTATCTTTCCAGTCCTCAAAATGCTTCCAGGCAATACGAAACTCACGTTCTGGCGCCAACAGTTCAGCGGCAACGGCATTGCAGAATATTTCTTCTCTATTGTGTGTTTGTGGCTCTGCGTCAGATACGCCAGACTTTCCAATCCAGATATGCGAAAGCTCGTGGATAAGAGTAAAGAGTCGAGCCTCGGGGCAGTCGGCAGTATTAACGAATATTACAGGAGCTAGAGCGTCGCTCATCGCAAAGCCGCGAAACTCATCAATCGATAGAGGTCTACTCGTATTGTTGTTTACAATACTATTGCGCATGACCAGAATCCCGATACTTTCTATGCTTTGAACCAGTTTAGAAAAATAATCATCGAAAGTTCCGCGCTTAGGCATTTCAGGTATTCCCAACTTCTCCCGCATGCTAATCACAACTGCCGGAATTCCATCGTTAATACTTAGGATGCCAACTACTTCGTTTTTCTCATATCCCTGGGAAGTTAACCAGCTACGATACCAATCTTGTCGTTCCATCGCCCAGCGAATTGTGTCTCTGAGAGCGAGACTATAGCTTGGCTCTCGACCGTTTACGGTTCTAAGGTCGGGTAGAGGCAGGTCTTCAACAGGCGGTTTTGTCAGATAAAGATACCCAAAAGGGATGTGGGTATGATGCGCGTAGTTCATGGCCTGGTTAAAAGAAGGTCGTTTAGCTCCGTCTTCCCAAGCAAGCACGTTATCCTCAGCTGTACCGATACTTTTCGCAAGCGTGCCCGCGCTGATTCTCGCCCTCGAGCGGGCCCATCGCAGTATTTCTGGGTTGATTAGCGCTTCCATGTGCGAAACCTTTCATTAGACATTACACAAACACCTAGCATGGATCTGACTCTACGCGACATAGACGGCCTCTAAAAGCGATTCGTCACCGATGAGTCAGTCCGTTCATCGCGCAACTCGAGCACCGCGAGCTTTCTGCTAGATGCTGGTCCGCATGTTAAGCATTGACCAGCCTTCACCCTATTAATCGGCCGACAACCAATTTCAACCGCACGAACCAAAACACCATCCCAGCAAATCGCGCAGCTGCTAGGGCTTAGCTCTCGTGATCTGTCCTGTCTTCACCTCATCTATATAGCCCGCCAGCTTGTCCTCTGCATCCTTAAAGGCTTCCAGCTTCTTGACCAGTTCCAGCGCTTCAGTCTCAAGCCCTGCTTCTGACAGCAGCGCAGCCAGTTGCATCAGATCGACGGCAGACCACATGAGTAGGTGCGCGATGTCTTTCAGATCGCGCCGCAGTTCTTGCGTTGGTTTAGTAGAGCCCCATGATTTGCTCCATATCAAGGGCACCTCCAAACCGAATGGTTCCGCGCAAGCACCTTCACCAGCATCCGATCATACTTATCGGCCAAGAACAGAAGCTTTTCAGCTTCCTCTAGGTTGCCCGCCTGAATCTGTACCCATGCTTTAACCCGCATTTGTTGGCTGTGGTCATGCAGGTTTTCGTATGACTTGGCTATGCCTTCAGTGCCAGGTGCGTTTTGCATGGGGTAGGGCTCCTACAGGTCGCCGCCTCGCCAGATGACACGGCCTAACAAGCGGTGCTCGTTGATTTCTTCTTCAGAAAGCTCTTTATCCGGGTACCGAGTTTTGTCCGGGTTGTCACTACAGATGATCCAATCGCCGTATTCGGTCTGTATCAGGCGCTTGACGATATCGCCATCCAAGGTGCCCATGACGAAAATCTGGCCGTCGACAGGCTCTAAACACGACTCATCAACCAGCAATATGTCGCGATCACTGATCGTTGGCCACATGCTTTCGCCGTGCGCATAGATCACCTTGAGATTTTTAGCCTTGGCGCCTTTTGCACGCAGCCAGTCAGTTTTAAAGGCCAGGGTATTACGCAGGGCGAAATGCTGGTTTTCGTAGCCAGGCCCAGCAGCGGCCCGCGCATCGTACTGGTCGATGAATGTGTATTTCTCAAGATCGACACCCTGGTGGTCACGAGACGCCACCTCATCTTTAACCGCCGGAGTTTCTGGAGCAGGGCTGCTAAGCCCGGGAGTTCCGTCACGCAGCCGATCAAGGTCCGCAGCCAGACGCTCACTGAACGCGGCCACTGGAACCTTGAGCAGGCGAGCAAACACCACGGCAGCTTCCAAATTGAGGGCCGTTCGCCTGTTAAGGAAATGGCTAACAGCGCCCTGAGTGACACCGTCACCCAATTCAGCCGCGATCTTTTCTTGGGTTAGCCCAAGTTCTTTTTTTTTGCCTTCAAATAAAGCCTTCAGCCGATCACTTTCGAGCAGCTGTTCTTCTGTAAGCGGCAGTTTTCGTGTGTTTTTACTCATAAAAGAATCTTATTACCTGCGGTAATTCAAGGCTAATAGTGGCGGTATTGACTTAAGAACTACCGGCGGTAATACTTGCTCATGCATCACGTAGGAGAGATCCGTATGCAACGCACATCACTAAAAGAATTTGTCTCCGAGGTCGGGCAGTTGAAGGCCGCGCAGGCGCTTTGCATGACTCAGGGCGCCATTAGCAAGGCTCTCAGAGTTGAGCGTGAGGTTTATGTCATCAGCCTTGGCGACGGCAAGTACCGGGCCGAAGAGATCAAGCCTTTCCCCGCCCAGATACAACGCCTCGCCAGCTAACCATTGAAGACAGATTAAAAGAGAGCAGACCCCATGCGAACGTCCAGTCCCAGACACACAGCGCAAACCCGTGATCAGGTTCTGGTCGCGCATGCAGCCAACCAGATTGCTCGTACCAGCCTGAGCCAGGACGACTTTGCCCAGGCGCTGAGCCATGAGCTTCACCTGGCCATTCCTGAGAGAGCGTCCAAGAAGGACGTTCCTGACTTCAATTCGCCGGAACTCACCAGTAACGCAGGCGAATTTGTGAAGGCGACCGGCCGCTGGCTCAAGCGCGTTCAGCGCTGGCTGTCAGGGGATCAGGAAATGCCGTCATGGCTGGAAGAATCATGGGTCAGCGCCCTTGAGCCTGAATATCGCGATAACTGCGTTAACGAGCTTGCCAGCCGCTACGGCCTGACCGGCGCCCGCCAGATGACCGACGACCAGTGCGCGAACAAGAGCTTCGGCGCACTCATCCGTGCCTTTGGCGACGTGATCAACACCGGCAGCGAAGTATTCGACGACCAGGTTATGTGCGAGCAAGACCTGCCGCTCTTGCCGAAGTTCGCTGAGCAGTGCCGCCAAGTTGAAGCCAAGGCAGGGGAGTTGGGGCGCAAGGCCGAGCAGTTGATAGCGGCTGCGGGCCGGCCAACTTTGAAATCCATAGCCTGAATTTGACTCGGAGAAAAAACATGCTCGAAACAAGTATTCGTCAAATCGCAGTCCAAGCCATTGCGGCGCGTGCGTCCGGCTCTCCGGTCGAGGCTGCCGGCCAAATCTTGGCGGGGATTGCAGCTCTCGATTCGCCCGGCAAGCCATTTGTTATCTGGCCAACCAATCTTCCCCTTGCCGAGCAAATTAAGGCGCTGGAATCAGAGCTTGAGCGAATCCGCCATATCACTCAGTCCATGGCGGATTACCGGGCTATGCGCGATCTGCATCCTCAGGCGGATTCAGGCGCACACCTCCAACCTCAAGATACGCAAAGTCATCAAGAAGCTTTTGATATGCCGACTGAGGAAGTCGCATCTCAACCAATTCCTGGTGAAGCAAAAGAAGAAGCTGCTCTTCTTTCAGTGCAAAAGCCTGATCGGGGAGCCAGTGATGCTTCTCAATGAGGTAGAGCTGAGCCGGGATGAAACCCTCAAAGGCTTGCCAGTGAGTGGCGTGTTTCTGCCGGTACTTCTCGCAAAAGCAGAAGAGCAAGTATCCAGGGTAGGCGTCGTAGGCGGCATTTCTTCTCTCTCTATCGCTAACAGTCGCTCCCTCTGGAAGTGCTTTGTGAAGGGCGTCATCAAGGCGATCCCGCCATTCAACCTCGTAGTTAACCCTTTTCGTCGTGAAGCTCATATGTCCGGCCTCCTGGGCCTTTTCGTGTGGAAGCAAAAAGCTATCACGGATGCGCCGGACACCAAATTCACCCGCACCACCAAATCGTGGGCACAAAAAAACCACCGGGCAATGGTGGTTTCTTGTGCAGCACTTACAGCTAAATCCTGGAGCTGATTATGCACAGTTCAGTAAATACCGGCAATAGCCCCAACAATCCCGCGCCACGTTTTTCACAATCTGAAAACGTGGCGCGGATTAAGCGGGTCACGCCATTTGACTTTCATGGCTTCCCCGTTCGCGTCATTGACGAAGGAACCGGCGAGCCTTGGTTTATAGCCAAGGACATTGCCGAGGCGCTGGGTTACTCCAACACCTCCAAGGCAATCAACGCCCACTGCAAGGCTGTGAGCACCTGCCATACCGAAATGGGAGGACAGGTTCGCGCCGTGCAGATCATCCCTGAGCGGGATCTTTACCGGCTGGTGATGAAGTCGAAGCTTCCGGCTGCCGAGCAATTCGAAGAGTGGGTGGTGGGCGAAGTTCTGCCCAGCATTCGCAAGACGGGCGCTTACACCGCGCCTCAGCCAACCAACAACGCAAAAATCGTCGGCGAACTGGCAATCCTGGAGTGCTTCGACCGCCTACTGAAACCTGCCCCCTCCAGCAAAATGATGATGCTGGCCCAGATTGCCGCCAACAACGGACTGGACGCGAAGTTTCTCCCTGGCTACGCCATTGACGCCGCTCCTGACGCTACTGGCGGCAGTTCGATGCCAACCAAGGCCGTGACCGCTCTCATCAAGGAAAACGGTATCAGCAGCACAGCCGCTGCATTCAACCGCGCCCTGGCTACCCATGGCTTCCTGAAAACTTTGACTCGGTTGAATTCAAAGCGGGAAACCGTGGAGTTCTGGGGCGTTACTGACAAAGGCCTGCAATACGGCAAAAACCTCACAAGCCCTCAATGCCCCCGTGAAACGCAGCCTCACTGGTACGTAGATCGCTTCCTTGAACTGGCCGACCTGATCGGCAAAGGAGCCAAGTAATGGCCCGTGCACGCAATATCAAACCCGGCCTTTTCAGCAACGAGCTTCTTGTTGAGCTGCCTGCTTTCGACCGTCTGGCCTTCATTGGCCTGTGGTGCCTGGCTGACCGGGAAGGGCGCCTTGAGGATCGCGTAAAGCGCATAAAGATCGAACTGTTCCCATGCGACGACTACGACGTGGATGCCGGCCTTGATCGCCTGGCCGCTGCTGGCTTCATTTCTCGCTATCAGGTGGCTGGCTTCTCGGTCATTGAAATCATCAACTTCCAAAAGCACCAGAGCCCACACGGATCTGAAAAAGATAGCGTTCTCCCTGACATTAACGGGTATCTCACTGTTTACGAACGGAAAAAGAACGTTGTTGTAGCCGGCTCTCAACGGAAGGTTCTCGTAGGCGAACAAGCTTTTAACGTTAAACCACCGTTAGAGCCCGTTAACCCATCGTTAGATAACGCCCTGATTCCTGATTGTGGAATCCTGATTCCTGATTCCGGAATCACTGCTTCTCCGAATCAGGAAAATCAAAACCACTCTCTCTCTGCGGGCGAAGAAAACTCGCAGCCCGAGCCCGAGTCAGAAAAAGAGCCAGAGCCTGTCGACCCAAAGGCCCCGGTCGAAATGACCCTGGACTGGATGCCTGACGCCAACCTCCTGAAAACCTACTGCGTGCACTTCGGCGTATCGGTCGACCTGTTCACCAAGGAGGCCGTGGCTCCGTTCACTGCCCACCATGAAACCACCGGCCTGTTGCAGGTTCAGTCCAAGTGGGTATCGCTGCTGGTGAAGTGGGTCAAGGACGACAAGAACCGCGCCAGTAACGTCCGTCCATTCCCGAAACGTGAACCCCAGTCCCGCCACACCGGCTTTGCCGAACGTGACTACACCGACGGCTTGATCCAGCGGGAGGACGGTACCTATGCGCTCTGAAAAAATCGTTCCAATCACGGACACCGTTACGAGCACCAACGTCCGCACCCAGCCAGCCGACTGCGAGAAACACGGGCCTTTCGAGCAGAAGGTAACCGTGATCCTGAACCGCGAGCTTAAGGGCGGTTGTCCTGAGTGCCTGCGCGCCGAAGCCGCCGAGCGTGAAGCCAATGCTCAGGCCGCTGCCGCGTACGAACAACGCCTGTCCCTGACCCGCAAGCTTGGGGATGCGCTTATCCCGCTGCGCTTCCAAGGCAGCACCCTGGACAACTTCCGCGTCGAGCATGGCGAACAGAGCCACGCACTGAAGTTCTGCCGCCACTACGTCGCTGAGTTTGACCGGATGTACGAAACAGGGCGCTGCATGGTGCTGATCGGTAAGCCTGGTACTGGCAAAACCCACTTGGGCGCAGCCATCGCGAACGCGCTGCTGCACACAACCCCACGCACAGCCGTGTACCGCACTGTCGGCGCCGTCCTGCAGGCCATCAAGGCGACATTCGACCGCAAAAGCGAGCGATCCGAGTCGGACATTCTGTCCAGCCTGGTCAATCCCGATCTGCTGGTTCTGGATGAGATCGGCGTGAGCAAGGAAAGCCCGAGCGATTTCGAGCTAACCACTCTGTTCGCGATCATCAACGGCCGGTACGAGCAGCGGCGCCCAACGGTGGTGATTACCAACCTGTCTGCCGGTCAGTTGCCGGCCGCAATGGGGGAGCGCTGCGTTGATCGCTTGCGCGAGGGTGGCTTGATCGTTGTTCCGTTCAACTGGGAGTCGCAGCGCGGCAAGGAAGGGTTCTGACATGACCGAATTCGTAGAAGTGAAGACGCAAGACCTGTCGGGCGCGGCTCTTGATTGGGCTGTGGCAATGGCGGAAGGATATCGGGTTGACCCTGAAGGTGATGGCCGCTCAGTGATCAGCCCAAAGGGCGTGTTCACAAGTGTCAGCGTTCGTGGTGCTGCAGAAGGTTTTGGCTATCGACCATCCAGTGACTGGAATCAGGGCGGCCCGCTGATTGCTTACGTCGGCTGCGTTGGGTTCTTTTTTGATGTTGGAAGACCAAAGCCTGAGCGCGGGGAGAAGTGGCAATGACGGACAAGATCAGCGTCAACTGTCAGGCCAAACTCTCTGAAGCCATCACCTGCCTGACCATCATGTACCGGGAGAAAAAGTACGTGGTCGTGTCTCTGCGCCCCGGCAAAGACCGCACGCTGGATCAAAACGCTCTTTGGTTCGGAATGTACAAGCGCATTGCCGAAATGACCCAGATCGGCGACATCGAGGACGCCCGCCGCTACTGCAAGCTGCACTTTGGTGTGCAGATCCTGCTGAACGAGGACGAAGACTTCCGCGCGGCCTGGTACCGGACCATGCGTCATCTGAGCTACGAGGAAAAGCTCGACCTTATGGGCGGCAACCCGTTGTTTGGCCCGGATGGCTTCCCGGTAACTCGCCTGTTCAATCGCGCCCAAGGCGTGGCCTACACCGATCGCATCGCCGCTCACTTTACTGAATTGGGTGTGGTGTTCACCGACTTGCTGAGCAAGGAGACCGCATGAGCCATAACTTCAAGCCGGGCGATATAGTGATCATTGTCAAAGCTCTCCCTGAATGCGCCGAAAACATCGGCCGGTGCGTTGAAGTCGTCGAGGTTGATAGTCCAGCCGTCGATGATTATCCGATTCGTGTCGGGGGCGAAAGCCTCGTGGGATTGAATCAATTTTCCGGGGCTCCAGAGCTGACGGATCAGTGCTGGGGTTCTCCTAAATGTTTTATGCCCCTGCGCGGCGACTTCAGTCATGAGCAGCAGAAAGCCAGGGAGGTCGTATGAAACGCACCCCACTAGAGCGGAAAACCCCGCTCAAGTCCGGCGGCCAACGTCGAAAGCGCTGTCCATCGTGCCGGGTCATGTTCACTCCGGCGCGTAATGGTCAGGCTGTATGCGGGGAAATCGAATGCGCCATTGCTTACGGCCAGTCCGAGAAAGGGCAGGCGACTGCTAAGAAGGCTTTGGCGGATGTTGGTCGCCGCGAGATCAAGGTCCGCAAGGAGAAGCTGAAGTCCCGCGGCGAACACATGCGCGAAGCACAGCAGGCGTTCAACGAGTTTATCCGCGCACGGGATCAGGCAGCAGGACACCCCTGCATATCCAGCGGCAAGCCTTTGGACTGGAGCGGCAACGCGGTAGATGCAGGTCATTACCGCAGCGTTGGCTCCGCACCTCACCTGAGGTTTGACGAGCGCAATTGCCACGCTCAAAGCAAACAGGACAACCGGTTTCTGTCGGGCAATGCCGTGGATTACCGAATCGGCCTGATTGCTCGCATTGGCCAGGAAGCAGTTGACGCACTAGAGGCTGATCAGAGCGTGCGCAAGTACACCATCGAAGAAATCAAGGCCATCAAGGCTGAATACCGGGCAAAGACCCGTGAACTGAAGAGGGTAGCAGCGTGATTGAGCCAATCAAGATGAATCCTTGCCCGTTCTGCGAAGGGCCGCCCTGCATCACTGCGCTCAACTGGATCACCAAGGAAGAGTTGGGCGAGGGCCACAAGCAGAACGAAGACTGCGACGAAGCCTACGAGGCGCATGTCTGGTGCCATGACTGCGGCGCACAGGGCCCAAACATCAATACCTGCACGCTCGGCACCTTCGAGCAAATCTACGACCTTGAGGTGGCTGACGTGATGCGGATCGCGGTTGAGCGCTGGAACGAACGACACAACCGGGCTCGCAACTGCTATGACGCGGGCGAAAAAAAGGATTTGAACATCTGGCCGAGGGCTGCGGCATGACAGCAAACAACTTGATGATCGGCTTGTTGGTGGGGTTCGTCGTCTTCTCTGTCGCCGGTCTTATGGTCGCCGAGAGCCGCAGGAACCGCAGTTACAAAGATTTCGTATCGCGCAAAAAGAAGCCTACCGAGGGGGGAGCAGCATGAAACTAGTCAACGCAAGACAGGTTTGGACAGAGGCTCAGCATGAGTCGAACGCGTCAATCAGCGCTGTAGCCATCGATCGGGCAGAATCGGCACCTTTGAAGACTGGTCGGCGAATTGGCAAGCGTGATGCCCAGTTTCCAGCCATGGGGAGCGAAAAGGGGGAGGAGGCCGGGCGCTTCTCCGTTCCAGGGCAGCGCATCAGCATCAGCGAAACCCGGCGCACATCCGCCGGGCGATCTACCGCACGCGCTGCGCACCTAGCCATGATCGGCAAAGTCCTGCGCGCCATCGACACGCTTCCATTCCAAGTCCAGCAGTTTGGCCACTACCTCTACCATCCGGTCATGAATGTGCGACACCTGATGAATGCGGTACTGCTGATCAATACCAAGGCAGAGTTGCCGGGTCTTACCTCGGTCAAGCGGGCCAAAGCTCAATACCTGGTCCCGATGGCTTTGCAGTCATACAAGGGCGAAGTGCATGGCGCCGCAGAGTGGGGGCCAGCCCGCGTGGCAGCCGAGATCAAGGACTTCTTTGGGATCACAATTGACCCGAAGAACTGGACGCGTGACTGGCAAGGGCTGTGGGAATCCCTGAAAGAGGTGGTTAAGGAAGTGGATATTCAGGCGCAGCAGCCGATTTGGCAGTTGATTCACGCGGAAAAAGATCAAGAAGCGGCATAAAAATATTGACATGACGGGGTTTTGCGCGTACTTTTCCCATAGTGCACAAGTAACGCGAAACGCACACAGAAACCTAAACCCGGCCATGGCGCCGGGTTTTGTTTTTTAGACACCTTGAAAGGTGAGGCAGGGCTGGTAAAGTCGGCGCCCTGTTTTTCAGGACTTGAGAAGGATCTTATGCGACAGTTTTTTGCTATGAGTTTTGGTGGGCTGACCCCGAGCTACTATATCCGGCAGTTGTTTTTTGGGGCATTGTTTGCCGCGCTTTTCGTATATGTAAAATCGCAATCCCCAAGCGGGCTAGGATTAGGCCCCTTGTCTCTAGCTGTAGTGTGCACACTCCTGTATCCATATTCGCGATTTGTTTATGAGAGCGTTGTCGGGTTTATAGTTGGGAAGAATGTGTTCTTCGTGAATGCACTGCTGATGCTCATAGTGAAAGTTTTCACCATGCTCCTGTGCTGGTTCCTTGCTCTGTTCATTGCGCCGATCGGCCTTGCATATATCTACTGGCATCACAGTCGGCAGTCATCCAACTAAAAGAGTCTGAGCCCAGCCCTCCCGCTGGGCTTTTTCGTTTTCGGCCCCACCACACCCACTGCTCTGAGCTGGGAGTGCTGCCGAGACTGAATCAATTGCACTGGCCAGACGGCCATTTTCTCGATGGAGCAACGATGGACCCTACCGATCTCGGCCCAGGCACAGCCACCTGGCTGGGCGGTAGTGCCACGGTCATTCTCGGCGGCCTGCTTTGGCTGCGCCGATTCCTTTCCAAGGATGCGGCAGACCGCGCAATGGACAGCGCCGATATCGGCACGCTGAAGCGCCTGAACGAACTGCTAAACCAGGAGCGCGCCGCCCGCAAAGAGGCTGAGGCTCGCGCTGACCAGTTCGCGAAAGAGCGAAACGACCTTGCCGCAGCCGTTGGCCGCATGGAAGGCAAGATCGAAGCGCTGACCGGTCAAGTCGCCCAGCTCACCGAACGCGTGACACTTCAGAGCGACGAAATCCACCGCCTGCGCACCAAGTTGGGAGGTGGCGCCTAATGGACAGATGCTCGCTGGAATTTATCGCCCGCCGCTGGTGGCGCCGGACTGAGGTCTGGGCCATTGCCGTCGTGCTGGTGTGTGGCGGTGCTGTGCTGGGCTATCAGGCCGCTGACTGGCGCCTAGCCGAAAAGCAGAACAGCCAGGTGCAGGAAATTCGCAGGGCCTACGACGCGGCAATGATCGAGCGAGACAAGCGCCTGGAAGAGCTGACTCGCCAGACCGGCACCGCAGCTGACAAGGCATCGAAGGCCGCAACTACTGCCGCGCAAGCTGCTGACAAAGCGGACGAAGCCCTCAACCGGGTTTCGCAGTAATCCGCGCCACGTTTTCGAATGCGCCAAATCGTGGCGCGCATATGGAGGTTTCGGCAATGAACACTATCTGCATAGGTCGCCTGTACTTCGCCAAGTGCGGCCAGGCTGCTGGCGCGCCATTGGTTGACCGTGGCTTTACCAATGATAAAGGTACTGGTCGCCGAGGCCGGTGCCTTGTTATCCGTCCACCCTTTGCGCGCAACAGGCCGTGCAATGCCGTTGCCATCGGCTGGTGGGGTAAGTCTGCCGCCGCTTGATCGCATGGTGGGTCATAACAGAGCAGAGAAATTCATTCTTGCGCGGGGAAGGGTAGGTGTGCCGCAGGTGAGTGCGGCAAGTGTGATTATTCAGCATTAAGCCTGTCGCACTCGCTCTGCGCTTCCTCATAAGACTCGTAGAGCTTTGGCAGCACCTCTAGGGTGTGGTTATTTCGAATCTTGTACCGTTTAGTAATGGTCTCAATAATTTCACCATTGGGTAGTTTTCCGCCGGTGGTGGTAGATATGCCGGGCACAACGTCAAAATTTCTCATAAGTCACTTCCTTGCTGGCATTTGGGGTCCTTCAAGTGCGAAGGACTCCCCACAATACAGGTGCGAGGCCATACATGGATAGGCCACATCCCCCAGCGTCATTGCTCGAACTGTCAGACCTATCCGACTTCGGAATCCGCCTGACTCCCGCGCCAGAAGTATGGGACTGGCTCCAAGCCGAAATCCTCGCCGACACCGGCAGCATTCACAACCCAGACCATGCCCACCTCCTGGATGCAGATATCCGCGTGATGTGGGCGTCATCGTGCTTTGAGAAGCAAGGCCGAACGGTTCTGGGTCAGGCTGAGCAGGTAGCGTTCCGTGCTGGTGGCTGGCAGAAAGCACGGATGGAACAACAGATGCGTGATTGGTTCGGTGATGTGCCGGCCTTCATCATCACCCTTGCTGCCGACTACTGCGCCCAGTGCAGCGACCTTGAGTTCTGTGCCCTGATCGAACATGAGCTGTATCACCTGGCTCACGCGACCGACAAGTACGGTCAACCAGCATTCACCCAAGACGGCGCGCCCAAGATCAAGCTGCAGGGCCACGACGTCGAAGAGTTCGTCGGTGTGGTCCGCCGCTACGGTGCAAGCCCTGACGTTCAAGCGTTGGTGGATGCTGCAAACAGTCCTGCTGAGGTGGGGAAATTGAACATTGCGAGGGCCTGCGGAACCTGTCTGCTCAAGTCGGCCTGAATCTTGACAGGCTTTAGACGGATGGAAACTTATGGCAGCCCTGAAAAATGAGGTGAAGAGCTTCATCGTTCAGGCCTTGGCGTGCTTTGACACTCCCTCTCAGGTCGTTGAGGCCGTCAAGAACGAATACGGGGTTGTGGTTTCTCGGCAGCAGGTCGAGACCCATGACCCAACAAAGGTCGCGGGGAAGGGTTTAGCGGTGAAGTGGGTAACCCTGTTCCACGACACCCGCAAGCGTTTCCGCGAAGAGACGGCCGAGATTCCGATCGCCAACCGTGCCTATCGGTTGCGCACACTTGGGCGAATGGCTGAGAAGGCCGAAAGCATGAGGAACATGGCGCTGACTGCCCAGCTACTGGAGCAGGCCGCCAAAGAGGTGGGCGACCTTTACGTGAATCGTCGAGTCGAGCCGGACAGATCTCTCGACGACGAAATCAAGCGCCTGAACATTCAAAAGCTTCAGCGCGAATTGGAAGACCCGAACAAGGGCTTACCAGAGCCCAAGCAAGTCATCATCGGGGTAGAAGATGCAAGCGACCCTGAAGCTGAACAAGCCGCAGTTCGAGTTCATCAAGCATCCTAAGAAGTTTTCAGCGTTCGTGGGTGGCTATCGTAGCGGCAAGACCTTTGTGGGCTGCGTCCGCATGTGCATCAACGCACTGGAACACCCAGGTATCCCGCAGGGCTACTTTGCTCCGACCTACCCGCAGATCACTGACATTTTCTACGACACCATGCCGGGTGTTGCCGAGGCCTTCGGGTTGTTCGCTGACGTTGTTCCCAGCAAGCGGCGCGTATATTTGCGCGACAACCGGGGTCGTTGCCTGTCGACAATTGTCTGCAAGAGCATGGAGCACCCGCACCGGATCGTGGGCTTTAACATTGCTCATGCTCTGGTCGATGAGATCGACTGTATGTCGATCAAGAAGGCTGACAGCGCCTGGAAGAAGATCATTGCGCGTATGTCGACTGTTTGGCCTGGGCGCGATCAGAACACTATTGACGTTACGACGACGCCAGAGGGGTTTAACTGGGTATACCGCAAGTTTGTCAGGGAGCTATCCGAAGATCCTGAGCAACGCCCGCTGTACGGGATTGTGCATGCCAGTACGCGGCAGAACGCCAAGAACCTGCCCAAGGATTACATCGCATCCCTGCGCAAGTCGTACCCGGCCAACCTTGTAGACGCTTACATCGATGGGCTATTCGTTAACCTGACGTCAGGCAACGTTTATCCCAACTTCGATCGGCGCCTCAACCACACAAGCGAGACTATTCGCCCGGGTGAGGCGCTGCACATTGGCATGGACTTCAACATCAACCGGATGGCGGCCTGCGTATTCGTTTTGCGTGGCGGTCAGGCGCTGATGCTGGATGAGATCACAAAGCTTTTTGATACCCCGGCAATGGTTTCAGCAATCAAGGCCCGCTACCCGGGGCGCAGCATCACGATTTATCCCGATGCCAGCGGCAAGAACCGCAAAAGCGTCAACGGCTCAGAGTCTGATCACGCGCTGCTGCGCCAGGCGGGCTTTAACGTGCAGGTGAACCCATCCAACCCATTCGTGCGCGATCGCGTACTGGCCGTTAACGCTCAATTCCTCAATGGGGCAGGTGAGCGCCAACTGCTGGTCAACACCGACAAGTGCCCGCACACAACCCAGGTGCTTGAGCAGCAGGCTTACAACGAACACGGGGAGCCCGCCAAAGACGGCACGGAAGACCCGGCGGACGCCTTTGGCTACTTCGTAGTGCAGCGCTTCCCGATCATTCACAGCATCGCAACCGTCCAACCTTTGAGAATCTAGCCATGAGTAATGACCCATTCGCCGTATCCGACGCAATCAAGGCGATGCGTGCCGAATGGGCCATCACTGAGCCTTTGATGGGCGGCACGCTGGCCATGCGTAAAGCTGGTAAAGCCCTGTTGCCCAAGCATCCAGCCGAAGAAGACGAGGCCTACGCCACGCGCCTGGGTGTCGCCACGCTGTTCCCGGCCTACTCGGAAACCGTTGTGTCGATGACTGACCGGGTGTTTGCAGAGCCTATTCAGCTCGGTGATGACATACCGGACGAGCTGAAAGAGTTTGCATCGGACATTGACCGCCAAGGCAACGACCTGAGCGCCTGGGGCGTCAACTGGTTCCGGGTAGGCCTCTCCTACGGATTGAGTCACGCCTTGGTTGAGTATCCGAAGGCCGACGGTGTTCGCACCAAGGCCGAAGAGGATGCCGCGGGGCTTCGCCCTTATGTCGTCATGATCCATCCCATGCAGGTTCTCGGCTGGCGCGATGACGGTACCAAGCTGACTCAGTTTCGCTACCTTGAGACCGTAACCGAGGATGACGGTGACTTTGGTGTCAAAATTATTGAGCAGGTGCGTGTCCTTGAGCCAGGCACCTGGAAGATTTACCGCAAGACCAAGGAGGGGCACGCTGTGCACGATGAGGGGGTTACAAGCCTTAACGTGATCCCGCTTGTGACGTTCTACACCAAGCGTGTAGGCATGATGTGCGCAAAGCCCCTGATGATGGAGCTGGCGCACCTGAACATCAAACACTGGCAGAGCCAGAGCGATCAGGACAACATCCTGCATGTCGCCCGCGTGCCAATGCTGGCGGTGATTGGCCCGACTCAGAACCATGACAGCAACGGTAATTTACTGCCGTTCCAACTGGTCGTGGGTACCGGAGCGGCAACCGTGCTGCCAATGAATGCTGACATGAAGTTCGTCGAGCATGGCGGCAAGGCTATCGAAGCGGGCCGCCAATCGCTGCTGGACTTGATCGACGAAATGCGAATGGCCGGCGCCAAGCTGTTGCGCAAGGATCAGTCAGGAACGAAGACGGCGACCCAGGCGCAGGAAGATGCGAGCCAAGAGACAAGCCCGCTGATGCGCATGGCTCATCATTTTGCTGACTGCATCGCCCAGATGTTTCAGCTCATGGCCAACTATCGCAACCTGCCGGAAGGTGGTCATGTCGAGATCAAAGGTAACTTCGATATCGACTACGCGCCTGAAACCAGCATTCCAAGCCTCATCAACATGGCCAACTCAAGCTTGCTGAGCCATGAAACGCTGTTCTCTGAAATGCAGCGCCGTGGCGTGATCAGCGATGAGTTCGACTGGGCTGATGAAAGGGCGCGAATCGAGGAGCAGGGGCCAGCACTGGGGAGCATGTAAATGGCAACGGTTAACGAGCGCCTACAGTCAGCATCAATCGGCCATGCGGTTGACCTGCAGCACCTCAGCAATGCCGAGGTTCGCAAAATGGTCTCCCTGCTCAACAGCGTAGATGCGGACCTTCGCAAGCTGTTGATCGAGGCTGTTATGAAGGCCGGTACCGACACCTACACGGTGCAGCGAATGAATGCCGTACTTGGTTCGGTGCTGGAGTTGAACAAGTCAATCTATGCCTCGATCGGTGAGGCTATGGTTGAAGTGGTCAGCGACCTGGCGGCCTACGAAATCGGCTATCAGAAGGCGCTATTCACCGCGATCATTCCTCAAGAGGCGCTGGTAACGGTCTCCCTGAACACGGTCAACCTTGCCCAAGCGCGCCAGATTGCTTTGGCAAGGCCATTCCAAGGCAAGCTACTGAAGGAGTGGATGGGCGATCTTGAGAAAGAGCGCGCCGCCCGAATCAGAAACGGCATCAGAATTGGCATGACCGAAGGCCAGACGACCGAGCAGATCGTCCGGCGGGTGATGGGCGTCAAGGAGGAAGGCTACGCTGACGGTTTGCTAAATCGCAGCCGCAAGGACGTTGAGGCGGTGGTCAGGACGGCTATCAGCCATACGGCGCAGGGCGCGAGGGACGCGCACTACAAGGCCAATGGCGATCTGATCTCCGAGGTGGCGTGGCTCAGCACCCTGGATAACAAAACCTCTGAAGAGTGCAGGCTTCGTGATCGGCTGATCTACACGAACGACACTCACCAGCCGGTGGGGCACCAGGTGCCGTGGCTCAGTGGTCCGGGTCGCATTCACTTCTGCTGTCGCAGCACCTCGACCCCGATCATTAAGGGCTGGGAAGAATTGAGACTGTCCAAGGGGCTGCCAGAGAGCACTAGGGCAAGCATGGACGGCCAGGTGCCCAGATCAACGTCCTACGGCGAATGGCTGGAAGGGCAGAGCGCAGCAAGGCAGGACGAGATACTCGGCCCCAACCGGGCCAAGTTGTTGCGCGACGGCGGGTTGAAGCCGGGCGACTTCTACAATGACAAAGGGAAGTTCCTCACGCTCAAAGAGTTGCGCGAAAGGGATGCTGCAGCGTTCGTCAAAGCTGGGCTATGATGGCCACATGACAGATAAACCGAAATTCCACGTAATCGACGGAACGCCCGCGCCTGACACGCCAAAGGAAAAGGCGATGAAGCGTCTGCGCGCCATGCCGCGCCCGCCATCAATGATCCGCTGCCACAGATGCGGCGGCGCTGAAGTGATTCAGACCAAAATCGGCATGATGTACAAGGATGGCAAAGCCGTCGGCGGAACCAAACAGTTGCTGTGTGCCCTTTGCTTCATGCTGGGTGAGCGGGTTGTGCTGACCTAATCCTGCACCAGAAACACCAGAGCCCGCCTGGTGCGGGCTTTTTCATACCCAAAATTCAAGCCTCGGCATTCGCTGGGGTTTTTTTATGGGCGCGATTCCGGATGGATAGCGCCGCATCGGGCCGGATGGCTCATCAAATGGGCGGATGCCCGGAGACTCAAAATGAAACTCAAGCTCGACGAACAAGGCCATGTGGTTGTTCAGGAAGGCAAGCCGGTTTACACCCATGATGACGGTAAGGATGTGCCGTTTGACGCCCCTTCGGCGGTGTCCAAAATCACCGCACTGAACTCCGAAGCCAAGGGGCACCGCGAAGCTAAAGAGGCGGCAGAGGCTAGAGCCAAAGCCTTTGAAGGTATCGAAGACCCTGAAAAGGCCCGCGCCGCATTGGCAACGGTTGCAAACCTTGATGCAGGCCAGCTTGTTCAGGCGGGCAAGGTGGAGGAGATCAAAGCCGCCGCTATCGCGGCCACCGAAGAAAAATTCAAGGCCCAGGTATCGACGCTTACCGATCAGGTGAAGGCGGTCACAGCTGAGCGCGATACCACCACCGGAATTCTCTATCAAGAGAAGATCGGCGGTGCTTTCGGTCGCTCTAAGTTCGTGAGCGACAAAATCGCCGTACCGCCAGACATGCTGCAAAACACCTTCGGCAAGGCCTTCAAAGTTGAAGATGGCAAGGTCGTCGCCTATGGCGATGACGGCAACAAAATTTACAGTCGCACCCGTCCAGGCGAACTGGCCGACTTCGATGAGGCTCTTGAGTCGCTCGTTGAGCGTTACCCGCACCGCGAAAACATCCTGAAGAGCTCTGGCGCTACTGGCGGCGGGGCTAAAGGTGGTGGCAATGGCGGCGGGGCAAAGTCTCTACCCCGAGCTGCATTCGATGCGCTTGACCCGGCCGCTAAAGCCGCTCACGCACGAAGCGGCGGCACGGTCACTGACTGACCTTAAGCCGCTGGGCGAACCCCAGCACCAACCCTACAGCCCGCTATTGCGGGCTTTTTCATATATGGAGAACGCCCGTGGCGAATACCTTGAACAACCTCGTTCCTGACCTCTATGAGGCGCTGGACGTTATCTCTCGTGAGCTGACCGGTTTCATTCCGGCCGTATCTCGCGACTCGTCTGTTGCTCGTGCAGCTATCGGCCAAAACGTGCTGGTGCATATCACGTCTGAAGCCGCCGCTGCTGACAACGTTCCGGGCGTGACTGCGCCTGATACCGGTGACGCTGTTGTCGATAACGTCGCAGTCGCCATCACCAAGAGCAAGCACGTACCGGTTCGCTGGAACGGTGAGGAAACCAAAGGCCTGAAAAACGCCGGGACCTTCTCGACAATCCAGGCTGACCGCTTCTATCAGGCGATGCGAACTCTGGTTAATGAGATCGAAAAGGATCTCTGGCTAGAGGCTTACCGCAAGGCTTCTCGCGGTTACGGCACTGCCGGCACCACTCCATTTGGTACCGCTGCCGATCTTTCGGACTTCGCGGGCGTACTGGGCATCCTGGAGCAGAACGGTGCGCCTACCAACGACTTGCAGTTGGTGTTGGGTCATGCCGCCATCGGCAACATGCGTGGAAAGCAGTCCGGCCTGTTCAAGGTTAACGAAGCCGGGTCCAGCGATATGCTGCGTAACGGCATGACCGACCGCATCATGAACATGGCGATTCGTCATTCTCACCAGGTGAGCCGCCATGTTAAGGGCACCGGCGCCGCCTACGTCACCAGCGGTTCCACGGCCGTCGGCGCAAGCTCCGTGGCGCTGGCAACCGGCACAGGTACAGTACTGGCTGGCGATATCGCCACCTTTGCGGCAGACGACGGCAATAAGTACGTGGTGGGTTCAGGTGTTGCTGCGCCCGGGACCATCAGGCTGAACAAGCCGGGCGCGCAGATCACAATCCCGACGGGCAACGCTCTGACCCTGGGTAATTCGTACACCGCGAACGTGGCCTTCGCCCGATCAGCTATCGTGCTGGCAACACGCGCTCCAGCAATGCCGGACGGCGGCGACTCTGCGGACGACGTGATCACCATCACCGACCCGTTGACCAACCTGTCTTTTGAGATCGCGGTTTACCGCCAGTTCTTGCAGACCGCCTACCACGTCCGCCTGGCTTGGGGCTGCAAAGCCATCAAGGACGAACACATCAGCCTGCTGCTGGGCTAACACATCATGACGACAACCGAGGGCTTCGGCCCTTGCGTTGTTTCTGGAGAAAAAAATGGCAGGACTGACGAAAGAGCAGAAAGCAGTAAAAGCGTTGCGTGATAAGGCGGTTGAGTTGAGCGGTCTTAGTGTCGAGGATTTCGACAAGCTGGGAGAGCAGGAGCGCGCTGATTGGGCCAAGAGCGCACAGGATGCGCTGAACTTGAAAGCAGCAAATGCGCAGCTTACTTCCGGCCAAGCTGCCGCCAGCGTAACCAAATCAAATCCGAAAACCAAAGAAGATGAGCCGGACTACAGCGGCCTTGTCAAGGTCAAGCAAGGTGCCGGAGAGCTTTATGTGCACCCAACTTGCCTTGAAGATCATCAGCGGCTTGGCTGGCAAGTTGAAGACCTGCCGAAGGCGTAACACCAGGGCCACAGCCCCATCCATTCAAGCGGAGGCCCAATGGCAGCCTACATCACCGTGGCAGACGTAGACGGCGCCCTCGGGCCAGACTGGACCACCGAAGACAAGAAGTCTCGGGCGGTACTGATGGCAAACGCCTGGCTTGATGAGCGCGTCCGGCCAAATATCAGGCCGGTTCCCAAGCCCATCATCCAGGCCGGGGCCGAAGTTGCCCGAGAAGCGGCGCAAGGGAATCTCTACGCGGCGCAGGGGCGGGAGGTCACGACCACCTCTGTGAAAGCAGGCTCTGTGGCGACCACCAAGTCGTTCACGGAAGGCTCAAAGGCAATTACGGCAGGTGAAGCATTCGCGCTGTCCCTGATCAAGCCCTGGGCCTCAAGCGGTCAAATCAAGATGGTGAGAGGCTGATATGGGCATGCGCGAAGAGTTACAGGCTGAGTTGGCTGAGGCTTTCGATAACGAGCTGGCGGATGCCGTGCACTCGTTCACTGGCGGCGTGACGCTGCCCAGTGAGCAGTGGGACCCGGTTACCGAAACCGGCGGCGAACCGGTGGTTATCAGCTACTCAGGGCGCGGCATCCTCGATTCCTTCAAGGTTGAACTGGTCGACGGCGTGAACATCAAGGCCACTGACCAGAATCTGATCGCCCTGACCAACGAAACAACCGGCATCCCACAGATCGGCCACAAGATCACCACCAAGAACTTGTTGACCGGCCAGCAGACGACCTATGACGTGCTGAAGCCCGATGTTGATCCAGTGGGCGCCCATTACGAGATTCACCTGCGGGAGGTCTAATGGCTAACAGCGGCTGGAGCACACCACCCACGGCATTCGTTGAGCAGATCAATCAGGAAATGGAAACCAAGGTCAGAACGATCGCCCTGGCCATGCTGACAGAAGTGATCGAGCGCTCGCCGGTCGGCAACCCCGATCTTTGGAAGACCAACATCGATTTCCGGGCAAAGAACGTCGCACTGGCCGATGCCTACGACGCCAACGTCGACGCCCGCAACGCCGAGAACACCGGCAAGAAGAAATTCAAAAAGCTGACCAAGGCAGAGCGCGCGCAGAACTACTTCGTAAACGACCTGGCAGCCGGCAAGGGATATGTGGGCGGGCGGTTCCGGGGTAGTCACATTGTCAGCATAGGGTCGGAAGACTTCACCGTAACAACGGAAATTGACCGCTCTGGCTCAATCACCATGGGCAAGGGCCAGGCAGCGCTCGAAGGCATAAAACCCTACACCCAAGTGTTTATTCAAACCAACCTGCCATACGCCGAGCGCTTGGAGAATGGACACTCCACTCAGGCGCCCGACGGCGTTTACGAACTGGCATTTATCAGCGTTTCTGAGGTGTTCCGATGACCTATGAGCAGATCCGCGCACTACTTGCCGGCCACATGAAAGCCTTTTCCGGTATTGAGCAGGACTCCATTTTCTACCCAAACGCGCCTTACCCGGCCAAAAACACCGATCAATCGGGCATTTTCAAGCCGCCCGCAACCGGTTTGTGGTGCCGGTTCAACGTGCAGCACGGCACGGCCTTCATGGCAGGCATGGCCGACAAGCCCTACACCCGCAAGCCGGGCCGGGTAAGCATCCAGTGCTTCGCCCGGGCAAGAACCGGCACCAAGGCCCTGACCGAGCTGGCCGATCAGCTTGAAGCGCACTTCGCCTACTGGTCGTCCGGGGATCTTGAGTGCCTAGAGGCCTCTCAGGTCGATGCGGGCGAGTTTGAAGGCTTCTATCAGATCAACGTGAACATCCGGTTCCGCGCCGGCTGATTTCAGCGGCATAGCTCGCATCGCTCAAGCCCTAGCATTTGCCGGGGCTTTCTGTTTCTGGTCGCAGATAGGAGGCATCCGAAAGCGCTTTCCCTGGGGCGTTTCTGCGGCCGATTTATCCCGGGCATTGTAGGGGATGACTATGGACAAGCTGATTTTTGACGGCATCGAGTTAAAGGTTGTGGATCATGGCGGTCAGCCTTGCCTGACTCTGGCTGAAGTTGCGATTGCGCTGTATGGCAAAGGGGGTGATGAAACTGCGACCCCCTTTGATTCTCGCGTTAGAGACCTGTATCGACGGCACGCAGATGAATTCACGTCGACCATGACAGCTCTTGTCAAGATGCGCACTCGCGGCGGCGAGCAAGAGGTCCGCGTCTTCAGCCTGCGAGGCGCTCACCTGCTGGGCATGTTTGCCCGGACTGAGCGGGCCAAGCGGTTTCGGCGCCAGGTGCTGGATATTCTGGATAACGAAGTCGGAGCCGCGCGAACGCTGACAGCCGAATTTCACCAGACTCTGCTGGAGTACAGCGGAAAGAAAGCGGTTGCCAGTCTGTGCGGGCGAGGCTTACGGCAATGGCAATCCCAGAAACAGCCACTGGAAGCCCGAATCGAATCGCTTTCTGAACAAATACAGCCGTCGCTCTTGCTCAATTAGAGAGCGATAGCACCCATCCCACCCGCCCTGTGCGGGTTTTTTATTACCTACACAAAGGTGGAAAGAATGAGCTCCGGCGCAAAAATCGTCAGTCACATCATTCCCGAAGTGACCCCAGGCATCACCCCAACAACCGGCAAGTGGAGCACGCTGCGCCTGACAGGCAACGCGCTGACTCCGACCGTGAACACGGCGGCGAGTGACGAGATCACTGACTCTCGCCTCAGCCAGGGTTCGGTGGCCACCAGTACCGACATTAACGGCGACCTGACGGCCGAGCTGTCGTTTAGTTCGTTCGACCAGCTGCTGGAAGCGGCTTTTTACGGTAACTGGACCAACAACGTGCTGGCGATTGGCGATGTTCGCCACACCTTCAGCATCGCCAAGGGCTACACGGACGTAGGCGTTTACAGCCTGTTCAAAGGCGCCCACGTCAGCACCTTTGCCCTCGACATTCCATCTGACGGCAAGATCACCACCACCTTCGGCATGGCCTGCCTGGACTACGACGATAGCGACACCCCAATCGTTACCGCACCGGATGGGCCGACCACCACACCGTTCCTGAGCAACAAGAACGTCGGCACCATTCTGGTGGACGGCAAGTCGTTGGAGGGTGTGGCTTGTGTGTCAGCCATGACGGTCAGCCTGGACAACAGCCTGCAGGCCCAGCGCTGCATTGGCTCCAGCCGCTTGGGTCCAGGCGCGCAGATCGCAACCGAGGCCGCAATCACCGGCACCATCGTGCTGGCCTGGTCCAAGCGTGCATGGGAAATCTGGAAGAACACGTTCACGCGCCACCCGATCGGTGTTCAGTTCCCAATCACTGACAGCCTGGGCAACAAGTACATCTTTGACTTTCCGGCTGTAGAGGTCGACGGTGAGCTCCCAAGCGGCGGCAAGCGCGACCTGGTTGAGGTAACGCTCAACTACACCGTAGCCAAGGTCAGCCCGACCATCACGCGTGTTCCGTTTGTGCCGGTTGCCAGTGTGTCCGTGGCGCCTACGACTGCCTCTATCGCGGTAGCTGCAACCCGCCAAATGACCGCTTCGGCCTTGCCCGTAACGGCGGGCCAAAACGTCACCTGGTCCAGCGCAACGCCCGCTGTCGCAACTGTGAGCGCTGGCGGGCTGGTAACGGGCGTATCTGCCGGTACCGCCGTCATCACCGCGAAAAGCGTCTCCGATCCAACCAAGACCGCGACGGCAACCATCACCGTCACGGCTTAAACAGTTCAACCCTTTGGCCTCTCCGGTGATAACGCCCGCCGGAGGGGTCTTTTTTATTGGCGTGGCGTTGAGGATTTCGCATGGCTCTCCAGTTGACGAAGAAGGCTCTAACACCCGGTCTGCGCTGGGTGGAATTCGATAAAGACACCAAAATCCAGCTTGAAGGATTAGGCAACCCTGAGTACCAAGTTGCCCTTGAGCGTGTGCGTCGGCGCACTCAGCGCAACGATGCGATCTTTGAGCAGGGTGAGGTTGGCGTGCTACCTGGTGAAAAAACCGAGCATCAAAACCACTGCGCCCTTTTGGCGCAATTTATCGTCAGGGACTGGGATGGCGTGCAGGACGATAAGGGGAATCCCCTGAAATTTGATGTTGGCGCTTGCGCCGAGCTGCTGGACAGCAATATCGATTTCTTTCTGTTCGTGATTGGTGAGGGCAGCAAGTCCAGCGAAGTAGCCAACGAAGAAATCGCTGAAACAACCGAAAAGCAGTAGCCCGGTTTCGGTGGGATAAAGAGTGGGGCGGGCAGTCAGATAAGCGAAAAGCTATCTACGAACGGCTGGGTATGCCGCTTCCTGAAGAGCCCCCGCTAGACCCCATCACCAAGCACCTGCTGACTACGTTTTATGGCGCCTGCCGGGGGCGTCGTTTCATAACGTCGATGACCGGTGTTTTTCCGTTGCCGCTTTCGGCTCGCGAGATTTCAGACTGGCTTGATGCCCACCCGTCGCCTCTTAGTCGCCGAGAAATCGACGAGGTTATGTTTGTCTTGGATGGTATCTGCCTGGAAGACGAAGAAGGTGGTGATGATTAAGTTTTGATGGCTGGTCCAGACTGAAAAGACGATCTGGCCCAGCCCTGGGAGTGCAAATGATCAGCGTAACTGTTCGAAATATGTCTCTCGAAAAACAAACCCAGCTGGAAGCCCGCATTACCGAGCTGGAGGCCGAGAACGCCCGCCTTCTGGTGCTGGAAAAGAGTGTTTTGGATAAGGCCAAAATGCTGCGGGAGGGCGGCTGGCATTTATCTGACGAAGAGGGGGCTGCCGGAGAGCTGCATGCTGCAATTACTGGCTTCTGGATTGACTATGAAGAAATGCAAGATGATTACGAGAAACGGCTCAAAGCGGCCCTTGGGGAAGGGCCAGCCGAACTAATTGAAGCCTAAGGTTTCAAGGCGCTGAGCACCTGCCAGGGTTATTGGAGAAGGCGGGGTAAATCGAAATTGATAACGGCCCGACATTTTTCGTGAAAGCTTGAAATTGGCCAGCCCCAACCTTAATAGATGCTCGCCAATCTCAGGGCTCATCGCATCAAAGAGTTTGTCTATGCCAATCTCTTTTTTGGCGTACCTGGAAACAGCTATCAATGCCGCATCAAGCTTCTCTTGCGTTATCTCTTCTGCCATTTGACCTCCCATTCATTAATCCCCCAGTCCGTGGGCATGTATCCAGCGGACCAGGGGTTCGTTGGAGGCAGAACGCTACTACGCTCTCACGCCGAGCAGCTACTGGTATTACATCCAAGCTGGATGTCTGGACAGCAGCGCGTGGGCGGTGGGCTTTGGCGCTTCCTTGCGATGATGGTAGATTGCCCACATTTATCAGGGAGATCAGTCTATGTCGAATGATTCAGGCGCCGCTGGTGCGTTGATGCTGCTTTTCATTGGGGTAGTTATTTATTTCTTGCCAGCTATCAATGCGAGAAACAGAAAGCACCCGAACGCAAATTCAATCTTGCTTCTCGACTTGTTTCTGGGGTGGACCCTCATCGGCTGGGTTGCTGCCCTGGTGTGGTCAGCGTCAGCCGTTAATAAGGCTGCTCCGGTCCAATCCAGCAAGGCCGGCGCGCCTGAAATAAACAGGTATGAAGCTCTCGAAAAGTTGGCGTCCATGAAAGAGCGCGGACACATAACGGAAGAAGAGTATCAGGCCGAGAAGGAAAGGCTGTTTCGCAGCTGATTTTTAAAACAATAACCACCCGCTCCGGCGGGTTTTTTTATGCCCGGAGAAAAGCATGGCTGAGCAAAAATCCCGCTTGGTGCTCGAAATTGACAGCCGTGATGCTGAACAGAAGGCAGTCGACGTTCAAAAAGCGCTGGACGCCCTAGAGTCTGCCGGGCTGCGCATCAAGCCAGCCATGGACAAGGCATCTACCGGCCTGGATGGCCTGAGCAAATCAGGCTCTGATGCGGGAAAGTCTGCCGATGGCGCCGGCAAGGCGTGGTCTGCGGCTACCGACGGAATAGGGAAGGGCATTCAGCAAGTAGTCAAAGAGCTTCAGTCGCTGAACACCAAGCAGGACGCCGCCGCCAAACTGATTGAGTCGCTTGGACTCTCGCTGTCGAAGGCTTCTACGTCATTTCTTGATGTGGCCAGCTCTGCCGGGAAGCTAAAGCCAAGCAATGATGCGGCTGCGGCCTCAATCGAAAAAGTTGGCGAGACGGCTGCGCAGGCAGAAGAGCGCTTGCTGGCGATGGCCAAAAGATCGCTTGAGGCGAGCGACTACGTTAAGTCGCTTTCTAACAGCACCGAAAAGGCCGCAAGCAATTTTGATTACGCAGCCGACAAGGCTGAAAGGCTGGCTGATCTTGCCCGCCGAATGCGAGCGGAGTCTAATGCAAACGTTAAGACCAACAACACCCTGGCAGACGGGACAAAGAAGGCTGCTGTAGCAACTGATGAGCAGGCTCAGGCGCTCGAGAAGTTGCTTGGCAAGATCGATCCTGTTTATCGAAAGCTGGCTGAAATTGATGAGCTTGAGAAGGAGCTGGCAAAGAACAAACGGTTTCTCGATGCTGATACCTACGCCGAATATCAGGCAAAGATTACTGCCACACGCAAAACTATCGGCGGTATGGACGACGACCTTAAAGGGCTTAGCCTGACAACAAAAGGTTCTCAGCGAGATGCGGCTCAGCTTCTAAACGCCCTGAAATCGGGCGATTGGCAAGGCGCAGCGCGCAACTTTCAGCAAATTAGCGTTAGCGCTGGAGGGGCAGGAAATGCGGTTAAGTCGCTTGGCGGTTTTGTTGGATCAATCATCAATCCGATCACAGTGGCAGGGGCTGCAGCCGCAAGCCTGGGCTTCATCTTCTACGATGCCGAAAGACAGGTGAGCGCCTTCAACAAGGCGCTTTTTTCTGGCTCTGCAAACTCAGGCCAGACGGCTTCTAGCCTTGCCGCTATTGCAAAATCTGCCGCAGGCTTAAGCGGGAGTATTTCAGCTGCAAATGATGCCGTTATAGCTCTTGCTGGCAGCAGCAGGCTCAGTCGGGCGCAGTTCATTGATCTGGCCCAGGCAGCTGCCGCAATTTCCGAGTACTCCGGGAAGGGAGCTGCCGAAGTTGCAACTGAACTCGCTAGCGTGGGCGACAGCGCGACGAAAGCAGCTGAAAAGATAAGCTCCAAGTACGGGCTTCTCACGAGCGCCCAGTACGAGGTTATTGCCGCGCTTGATGAGCAAGGTCGTAAGCAAGAGGCGCTGGACGTTCTGAGCTCAGCGCTCAACGAGAATGCTCAGCATCGCCTTGAGAAATATCGAGAGTCGCTTTCATCTGTTGAGCGTGGCTGGAACAACATTGCAACGGCAATCAGCAATGCTTACAGCAGGGTCAAGTCTGAGCTGTTCCCTGACCTTGAAAAAGAGGCTGAGCTTATTGAACGGGTGCTTAAAACGCGCAAAGAGGGCGGTATTCTCGGAACTATATCTACCGGCTTAGGCAAGGCAAGCACTGCGTTTGACTCAGCGCTTGGCCTTCCTGATGGTGATTCGACCGAAGCCCTTGAGAAAAAACTTGCGCTAATCAAGCAGCGTCTTGGAGTGACCAAGCAAAGAGCGGCTGAAGAGGCTGCGGCAGATCAAGCAGAGCAGGCCCGGATTGAGGCTCTGAGCAAGTGGGATGCTTTGCACAAGAGGAACTTGTTCGACCAGGCAAAGCTTGAAAACGACATCAAAGAGGCGAAAAAACTCGGTTTGGAGGCAGGGAAATCCCAGGCCGAGATCGACAAAGAAGTCGCCAATGTTCAGGCGAAGTACGACAAGAGCAAGGCCAAGCCCAAAGCCTACCGCGAGGATGCAGGCCTGAAAATGCTGGATGCTGCCCGGCAGACCCAGGCCGTGCTGATCCAGCAGAATGCATCCATCAACGCCCAAGGCATTGCCACGGAACGTGTGGGTGTCCAGGCTCAGGCTTTGATCAAGTGGGAGCAGCAACTTGCAGACATCAAAGGCAAGAAGACGCTCACCGCTGATCAAAAATCGCTGTTGGCCAGCCAAGACCTGATCACCGCTCAATTGAAGAAAAACGCCGCTCTTGAGAAAGAGGCGCAACTCAGCAAGGACACGCTCCAGGCTCAGAAAGATCAGGTCCAACTGCTGATCCTCACCGGGCAACTCCAAAAGGCAAACCAGCTCAAATCATCCCTGGATGATGCGGCCCAGCTTGCCGAGTACGAGCGCCAAGGCAACGTTGAGGCTGCAAAGCGGCTTGAAACCCTGATCAAGATTCGCGATATCAACCTGAAAGCAGCTCAAAAGCCGGGAACCGTTGAAGGCGTTTCAAAAGCCCCGACGGTAACCGGCCTTGATGCATCTGTTGGCGGGGCTTACAGCGAGATTCAGCGTCTGACTGATGAGTCGACAAAACTCGATGCTTGGCGAGAAATGGAACTCGAAAAGCAAAAAGCCTACCTGGACCTCAAGGCTATCAACGAGGAAACCTATGCCTCCCGAGTCGCGAACATCAATCAGCAGGCCCAAGACAATCAAACAAAGATTGAGCAGGCCAAAAACAACGCGGTGCTCTCCTACAGCCAGGACTTCTTCGGAAACATGGCTGCGCTGAGCGCTTCCGGTAATAGCAAGCTTGCTGCGATCGGCAAGGCGGCAGCAATTGCCCAGGCGACGATTCAGGGCTACGTGGCTGTGCAAAACGCCCTTGCAGTTCAGCCTTATCCGTTGGGCGTGGCCTTGGCCATATCGGCAGGCATTGCGGCGGCGGCAAACGTTGCGGCTATCTCGGGTGTTGGATTCTCTGGTGGCGGCTACACCGGGGCTGGCGGGGTTAACGAATATGCGGGCGATGTGCACAAAGGCGAAGTCGTCTGGAGCCAGGCCGATATCCGCCGTCACGGCGGCGTGGCCACGGTCGAGGCGCTGCGCAAGGGCAACGTTTCTCCGATTCGCCCTGGTGCAACAGGTTCGGGCTCAGGCTCGGGCGGGCAAGAGGCGGGCGCCGAAAAACCAAGCGGGGGAAATCTCACTGTCCACAACTACGGCGGCGTCCCATTTGAAACTCAACGGGACGGTAATGACTGGAAGGTCTTCATTAACCGAGCCAAGCGCGAGATTGCCGGTGACCTTGCCAGCGGCAATGGCGATATCACGCGAGCGCTGACAAATGGCTACGGGCTGCGGAGGGTGCCTCGATGAGTATTTTAAAAAGGCTCTACGCAAGCTCCGGGCCTGAAATCATTCACCCGGTGCTAAAGGTCACGGACGGCATCACCACGTATTACCTCACCAACGGCTGGGATGAGCTGGTGGTGGGGCTGGGGAATGGTTCGGTTGTGACGTGCACGCCGTGCGGCATGGAGCTGGCTATCCCGGCGCGCAACGACGACGGGACTCAGGATCTGAACTTTGCCCTGAGCAACGTCGACGGCCAGGCGTCGGGCTTCATCCGCGCCGCGATCAAGGACGGTCGCGAAATGCACCTGGAGTTGTTCACTTTCACCTCAAACGATTTGGGAGCGCCGGCCACTGCGCCGAGCCGCTTCAAGATCAAAGGCGGGCAGTGCACAGCAAGTCAGGTGTCCGTCACCGCTGGCTACTTCAACCTGCTGGACACCAACTTCCTGCGCAACACCTACAACCTCGTCAAATTCCCGGGCATTCGCTACCTATGAACCTCGAAAAATACACCCTCGGCCAATACGTCGAGGGCGGCCGACTGTGGCCGCACGTTGACTGTTACGGCCTGGTGTTGGAGGTGCGTCGGGACTTGGGCCTGCCGGATTGGCCTGAGTGGTCGGAAATGCGCAAGGCGGATGGCGGCCTGGTGCGAGCCTGCAAGGAAATGATCCAGACCCAGTTGACGCTCTGCGAGCCAGACCACGGTGTTGCTGCCGTGGCCTATCGCGGGAGCGTGCAGGATCACATCGGGATCGTGGTCAGGATCAGCGGCTTGCTTGAGGTGCTGGAGATCAACAAGGGCCGCAACGTCAGTTTCACCCCTCTGCGCCGCTTTGAGCGCCGGTTTTTCAGCGTGGAGTACTACCGATGATTCGCATCTACCCAAGCCGCCTGGAGGGCGCGCCGCTGGAGAGTCACGCTATTGCTGAGCCGATCCTGCTGGTGGACTGGCTGAAAGGCCAGGCGCCTGACTTCGAATTGGATCGCGAGCACCCGATTTTCATTGAAGTTGATGGCGTGGTGTTGCCGGTAGAGCGCTGGGCAACGTTTGTTGTGCTGCCGGACACGGACCTGCGGATCTACCCGCAAGTGCGCGGCGCCGTGGCGATTGTTGCGTGGGTGGCGGTAGCGCTTGCAGCCGTATCGCTGGTCATGATGATGAGCATGACCACACCCGGCATGACGCAGCCGGGGCAGGGGAAATCACTCGACACCAACCCGGCGAAGGTTAACCGGGCAAAGGTGAATGAGCCGGTCCCTGAAATCCTTGGTCGCAGCAAAATTTACCCGGACTGCGTAGTGCAGCCGGTGTCACGGTTCGTCAATAAGCGCGAAATGCACACCAGCCTGTGCTTGTGCCTTGGTGCCGGGGAGCTGTCGACACTGGCCAGCAGTATCAAGATCGGCGACACGCCGGTTGCAGCCTTCGGCTCTGATGTGTCGCACAAGTTTTACAAGCCCGGCGCGAGCCTGGCGGGTGATCGCCGGGCCGAAAACTGGTACATCGTAGGCGAGGTGGGCGGTACCAGTGCCGGTACGGCTGGCCTGGACACGGCATCGACAGCTTCGGGCGGTTCGTCCGTGGTGGCTGATGCGCTGGTTCTGGCCGGGCTGAGTGTCAGCCTGGCCGGTGCCAACCCTGAGTTTCCAGATAACTGGGCCGTGGGCACCACCGTCACGCTGAAAGCACCCAACACCTTCAAGGTCAGCAACGCGGGGTCGTACACCCAGATTGCTGGCCCGTTGGGTGATCTGGCCCCTTTCGTGGGGATGAAGGTCACGCTGTCGGTTGATACGGATTATGACCTGGTGGTGGCCAGCTACTCGCCATACGTTCCGCCTGTTCCTGGCACCGGCGGCAACCCGTCATCGGTTCAGGCTTCCTCTTCGCCAACCACTTACGATTTCAGTGATACCTCTGCGGTCTGGACGATAACCTACCGGGGCGACAGCCGAACCATATCGCTGGCTTCAGACTTCGTGAACATGAGCGGCGTGGTGTCGGCAATTAACGCCCAGCTTTCAGGTATTGGCCTGACCGCGCAGGACAATTCGGGGCGACTCCTGATTGCTGAGCCGTACAGCCCCTACAAAGGCGGGTCTATATCGCAGTCCAACGCACCGGTTGCGTTGTTTGGCGTGGGGCCGGTTTATACCGTCGGTACCGCCTCGGCGGGTGGTGTTGCGGAGCGCGAGGCCTTCATTACGCTGCGTTACGACAGCGGCGCCCCCTTTGCCGGGCTGAATGACGGGGCGCAACGCATGTCGATCGGATATCGCGGTCAGCGGTACCGGATTGCCAGCCTGGATGCATTGACCATGACGGTTCAGCGCCTAAACGATGCGGGCAATGTCGACTCGGGGTGGTCAGGATTTGCCGCTCGCACGCTGCTGGACTTTGCGCTGGGCTCTGACTTTGTTGGCTCGCTCAACTGGCTTGGCTCGTTTATGGGCACTCCAGAGCAAGAACTGACAGACACCCTTGAGTATGACTTTTACCTCCCTGCCGGGCTGGCCTGGTACAAAAGCAACGGTCACCGCCGAGCGGGTACGGTCATAGTCCATGTCAACTGGCGGGATGCTGCGGTGGGTGGCGCCTGGAGCAACGTCGTGCACACCATCACCGAAAGCACCGAGGATGCCCTGGGGTTCACGTTCACGTTGAAGCTTCCGTATCGGATGCGCCCTCAGATCCGCGTGCGCCGGGATGCGCCGCAAGAGGGTGGGAACACACGGGACACGGTTTACTGGTTTGGTCTTCGCTCAAAGCTGGATGCACCCACCTCATACGAGGGCGTGACCATCTTCACAGCGGATATCAGGACGGGCGACCGTCTTGGGGCTCAGTCAGATCGTCGTGTCAGCATGGTCTCTGAGCGGCTTTACGAGGGCAAGGCAGGGCGCACAATCAGCGGCGCCGCGCTTCATGTTCTTGATAGTCGCGGCATTGATCGCAGTGAAATCGACGTAGCCACACTCAATGAGTTGGAGGCTCAGTTCTGGACGCCCCGAGGCGAGACGTTCGACTTTGCCTTTACCGATCAGGTGACGGTGCGCGAGGCGCTGCAAACCATCTTCGCCGCAGGCATGAGCCACTTGCGGTTGGCTGACGGGCTTATCGGTTGTACCCGCGAGGGCGTGCAACCTTCGCGCGGCCCGATCACCAACCACGAAATGACGACTGAACTGGTTTCCACGTTCAAGGCGATCAGTTCGGACGACTTTGACGGCGTGGACGTCAAGTACATGAGTCCGCAAACCTGGGCTATCGAAACGGTTCAGTGCCGTTTTGAGGGAAGCCTGGGCCTGAAGGTTGATGTACTCGAGCTTGATGGCGTGCAGAGCCGAGATCGAGCATGGCGGATCGGCATGCGCCAGTTGCGCAAGCACCTGTACCAACGCTGGAGTTACTCAGGCAACACCGATCTGGAGGCGCTGTGCTTTGAACGGCTTGACCACGTGACGCTGGCCGATGACATACCGGGCACCAGTCAGTCGGCATTGATTGTTGATGCCGAATTGGTGGGCGATAGCGTGGTGCTTGAACTGACCGAGCCGCTGGACTGGGATATAGAAAATCCCCGCGTCCTGCTTCGTCGTCACGACGGCTCAGGCACACCTCTGATCGTGCCGACTCGACTGTCTGATTCCACAATGAGCATCCCGGCCAAGGCCCTGGACTTTAACCTGATCACTGACCTTTCGATTGAGCCTGCGCGCTTGCTGTTCGCGGCCTCAACGCAGGTCGGCTACAGCGCCATGCTAACCGAAATCGCGCCCGACCCCGACGGCTCTTGCAGCTTCTCAGGGGTCGAGTATCGCGACTACTACTACGCCGACGACGACAATTACGCACCTACATAAGGACTGCACATGCTTACCTATCCGGAGGGCTTGTCCCTGCCGCTGCGGGAGGGTTATGGCTTCACGCCTGTCAGTCCGATAAAGCGGTCAAACAAGGTGAGTGGCCGCGCCGTGCAGCGGCGGCTTTATTCAAGCGTGCCCACCACGGCCAACGTGTCGTGGCTGTTTACCGCTGAGCAGGCGCAGCTTTTCGAGGGCTTTTGCAAGTGGGAGCTTGGCTGGGCTGCCTGGTTTCTCTGCCCGATCAGAACCCCGCTGGGTCTTAAGCTAACCCGCGTCAGGTTCACTGACGACTTCTATCAGGGCCCCGAGCTTGTCGGGGTCAACATGTGGCGCTACTCGGCCACGGTCGAACTGTTTGAAATGCCGGTCGTCAACGAGGCCGAGTACGTCAGCCTGCTGGCAGGTATGGATATTGGTGTCATGAATGCCCAACTCCGAGGCATGATGCAGCGCTGGTACACAAAGTCCTGGCCCGGCGCCAAATAACCCCACTCGAAACTTATTTTTTAATTCCCATGCCCGCCACCGCGCGGGCTTTTTTGTGCCTGGAGTATTTATGAGCGGAGCCGATGATCTCGCACGCCTGACGGTTACGATTGATAAGGCCAACGAGCTGTTCCTGTCGGAAGAGCCAAAGATGGTCGATGTGGGGGGCGGGGTAATGCGCCCAACTAACGCCAAGGTGCTGGCCGATCTGGCAACTCAGATGAATGGTGCGCAGATTTATACGTCTGTGGCTTTAGGGTTGGCGAGTACTGCACAAGGCAGTTATTTCAGTGTGCCCAGCCCTGAGTCTGTCGAGTACCTGATCCTCTATCTGAACAACAGAGGGGCCCCTTTAGAGATAAAGCGCTACCCAAGCAGTAAAGGTTTGGATAGTGCGCGTGCGCAGTGGCTTGCTGCTGATGCAGACCCTTCCGGCTCTGTAACTCAGATCCTTGATGCAATTTCGACATTGCGGATCAAAGGCGGGAACAAGGCTAGGACATATCGCATCATAATCATGGCTAAAAATGATGCTGCTTATGCAGATCGCATCCAGATTGCCGATGATCTTGGCAATAACTGGTCATTCACAGGGGCAGCTGCTGGTAAAGACGATGGCCCTGTTAGTTTGACACTTACCGGTACCGCAGGAACCTCTTTTGTAGCGCTCATCGATTATCGCAAGATCGCGGGTAATGGCGTGATCTTCAACAGCTCCACCTCTATGGCGCTGAAGCTGTCGTCCAGAATTTTCGGCCTGGCCGATATCGACACTGGCGTGGCTGCCGCTTCAGCCGAAGCTGCCACTGCCAATGATGGTGTCAGCGATGTAAGGGCGAGGTTTCCAAACCCTTGGCGCGACCTGACGACCGATCCTACGACCAATGCCAGTCAGGCTCAGGTGCTTGCTTCTATTCTTGCCGTTCAGGCGAAGAACGGCGACAGAACAAAGCAGTACAAAATTTCGGTGTTGTGCAAGGATGATCCGGCGGCAAAAGACCGCCTTATTATTCAAGACAGCCCAGCAACTCGAAGCTGGTCATTCAATGGCGAAGTCCAAGGCAAGGCTTCAGGTCCAGTTTGGGTCAAGGTTGTGAGCGCTGACAATGACACAAGCTTCGATGTGCTTATTGATTATCGCCAGATCCTGACCACAGGGGTCATCCTTAATACGACGGGTAATCTATTCAAGTTATCACCGCAGATTTTTGAATGGGATCGTCTTCGCGCAGAATTTCCGGCTATTCCTCCAGTTGCATCGTCGACTCCTGCCACAGCCTTGGCTCGGGCGATTCGTGTTTCCGTCGCTGGCAGCTCAATCACTTGGGGTAGTGGCTGGCTTGGCGAAGATTCATATGTCGGTGATGTAGAGCGCTACCTGCGTAACGAGCTGGCCACCACCTTGCATGGTACGGACTTCGCTCTGACTGGTACCTCCGCAACTGTTGCCAACAAGCTGTTTTACAAAGGGGCAGCGTTGCGCCTGCAGGGCGTAAACACCGAGGTCCGCTTTGACCTGTACGGTGATGAGCTGTCTCTCTGTATTGCCCGTGAACGCGGTAACACTGGGGCGTCCAAGGTTGAGGTTTACGCGGACGGCGCGCTGCTGGATACCTTTACCACCTGGAACGATGAACCGTTTGCGACTGGTCAGCGTGCGAGCTTTACCGGCGACGGGACAACACGCCAGTTTGATCTTGGCCAAGCCTTTACTTATGGGCACAGCGTCACGGTGGACGGGGCAGCAAAAAACGCGCAAATGAATACAGGCGGCTACGGCGCTGGCTTCCCGGCCGGTGTTGATGTCTTGGTGATTCGCAAGCTGGTGACGGTAAGTGGTGTTCCGCAGGTGCGTCATTTCTTGTGGTTTGCTGTGGCGCCTGCCAGCGGCGCGGCAATTGCCGCCTCCTTTTCGGCGGGAGAGTCGATCACTTATGTGCGCGGAACTGTCGGGCAGACTGCCCAGGCACTGACCAGTGCCAACGAGTCGCCCTATGGTGACGGTAATGTGGCGTTTGATCCGGCTAACCCGGCTAATCTTTCGTCAGGGCTTGGCTTTCGCGAAACCGACCCGAGAGCCGTGGTTAGCTGGAGTTTCAACACGACAGCTAAGCGCGCTTTTCGGGTAAAAATTGTCGGCCTAGATCCTCGCGCAACCGGTACCCCGCAGCTCTATTTGAATGCGGCGACCAACCGCATGCATCATCTGCAGAATGCCGGCATTGGTGGCTGGACGGCTGCTTTGTTGCTCAATGACAGCGGGCTCAACAACATTGCCGCCGTTCAGCGCTTTCAGCCGGATGTGTTGTTGTTTGAGAGCTGCACCAACGACGACTGGCAGACTCATGTGGATCGGGCGTGGCGCAGCCGAACCGGCCTGACTGATGCCCAGGTGCGCGGCGATGAAACCTCCAACTGGTTCCATGCTGTCACGTACGTGGGGCCCAACAATTACAGCGTCGACGACAACCGTATGTTGATTACGGCGATCACCGAGAACTCTGTGACATTCGATGGTGTAGGCGCTGCGTTCTCGGTGGTACCTGGTGATGTTGTGATTTTGGGCGACTTCAAGGGGGATAACCGGCGCTTATCCTGCCGCGTGGTTAAGGGTTGGGATTCGGCCAATCGTCGTTTGACCTGGGCCAGACCGCTCAACCCGCGTGAACTAACCCATATCAACAGCCTGAATGACCTGGTTGGCAGCACCGCCATGGTTAAGGGCGCTCCGGCTTGGGTTTCCAACGTGGAGGCGGTTATCGACGGAGTGCGCGCAGCACTGCCAGAGTGCGCTATCGCCATTGGTACAGGCGGTATTCCCAACTTCTACAATCGTCGTTTGGAAGGCTATCGCGAGTTGGCGGCTGATATTGCGCGGCGCAAGGCCGTGTTGTTTGAAGACTTCTATGCTCGCACTCTTGCTTGGCAGTACACCCAGCCTGCGACGGCCCAGCTGTATATCGATTCAAGCCAGGGCACTGTGAGTACAGGGGCTAGCGCATACACGTTGTACTTGAACAGCGGCAGCAAGCCCAATCCGTTAACTGATAGCAATGCCAACCTTTATCGGGGCTGGTCTGTGAAGGTCGATGGCGTGGAACGAATCAATCGCGGGTGCCACATCGCAGGCGGTTACAAGTCTGGCTGGCCCGGTAGCGTGACACAAATGTCAAAAAGCAATGTCGGGGTGATTGGAGATGACTACCGGCTTGTGTTTGAAACAAATCCTCCCGCAGTTGGAGCTGTCATTGTGGTGAAGCGCGCTGCTGCAAAGTGGGCCACTGATGACACACACCCAGGAGCCCTCGGCATCCCTGTGTTTGGCCAAGCTGCTATCGCGGCTCTTGGCCAGGCTTCGCGACTGGCTGTAGCCGCATGCGGGATGAAACCTTAAAAATCGGAAGTTCGACCCGCTTCGGCGGGTTGTAGTTGGAGAAACCCATGCCCATCACATCGCAGCAACTGCTGCAGACTCTAGCGAATCTCGAACAAGTATCAGTTAGGTGATTAGTCGCTAGACGCTTAACGGCGAATATGAATTTTTCCCATCGTCAAATTGCTGCGGAAAGTACCGGTGTCTCCACGAATTGCGTACAGCGTTGCTCTATAAAAGGATATCCATCTCGAACAGTGAAGGCTTCGAATTTTTTTATACGCCCACAGCCAGCCACGCTTCGAGACTGTTCCCATGATGTGCATCTGCTCTATTTATTGGAATTTGAAATATAGCAATTTGCTATTGGTGGTGGAGGTTCTGGAACTTTGACATTTTATAACACCAAGTTTTTACCTCCCTACTAAATACTCATCATTTACGGGCCGCGTGGAGCATTGCCCTTACGTTGCTCTTTCTCCCGGAGAAGGCTATGCCAATCACAGTGCAGCAACTGCTGCAGATCCTCCCGAACGCCGGCCAGGTTGCCGGCTTTTTTGTTCCTGTCTTAAACACTGCAATGAATCGGTACCAAATCGTTGGCCCGAAGCGCATTTCAGCCTTCATCGCGCAGGTCGGCCATGAGTCCGGTCAGTTGACGCGCCTGGTGGAGAACCTGAACTACAGCGCTGACGGGCTGGCCAACACCTGGCCCAATCGCTACGCCGAGCCGGACGGCAAGGACGGCTACTTCAAAGTGCTGATCAAGGACAGGCAGCGCAACAAGCCCAATGCCTTGGGCCTGAGACTTGCCGGCAATCCTGAGCAGATCGCCAACAACGTCTATTCCGGACGCATGGGCAACACCGCGCCGGGCGACGGCTGGAAGTATCGCGGGCGCGGCCTGATCCAGCTCACCGGCAAGACCAACTACAGGCTGTGCGGCGAAGCGCTGGGCGTGGATCTGCTCACACAGCCTGAACTGTTGGAGAAGGCGCAACACGCCTGCATGGCCGCCGCATGGTTCTGGTTCAGCAGCGAGCTGAACTCGCTCGCCGACAAGGGCGATATCGAAACAATCACCCGGCGCGTGAACGGTGGGCTGACGGGATTGGCTGATCGCCAGGCAATCTACGCCCGGGCGCTGAAGGTGTTGGCATGACCCCCATTGCGTGGAAGTTCGCCGGAATAGGCCTTGCCCTTGCTCTGATGTTGAGCTTGGGTGCCGCTGGCGGGGTTTGGCTCGCTGCCAACCACTACAGGCCATTGCTGGATACCTCTAACGCCGACCTAGTCAAGGCCAAACTGGCCCGCGACAACCTTGAAGAGCTGGCGGGTGAGCAGGGCCACAAGCTGGGCGAGCTGGTTGCTGCTGGCGAACTGCGAGAGCGGAACGCGGCCCAGGCGATTGCCAAGGCCAAGGAAGAGGCCGGGGCAGATTACGCCGCAGCCAACAGATTGATGCAGGAGCGAACCGGCGGCGATCCGGCCGAGGCTGCTGCTTCAATCATTGATCAGGAGTTGGGTTTGTGAACTACAAAAGCAGCTGCAAAGTATTCCAAAAATTATTCACTGCCTGCTTTCTAATGATATTGGTCGGGTGTGGTACTCGTGATCCCGAGGTACGCAATGTGCGTGTCGAAGTTCCGGTGTTGGTCCCATGTAAGTCGCAGGAGGTCGCAGTGCCGCCATGGGCGGCGGCAGGATTGCAAAAGGATGACTCGCTCGAAGTGAAGCTTAGGTCTCTACTGGCTGAGCGCCGTCAGAGAATTGGCTACGAGAAGCAGCTGATAGCAGTAATAACTGCTTGTCAATAG